TACTGGGTGGCTGAAGGTGGTGATCCGACCGAATCTCAGCCTTCTGTGGATCAGGTGGCACTGGTGGCCAAGACCCTCGGCGCCTACACCGAGTTCTCCCGCCGCCTGATGCTGCAATCCAGCATCGACGTCGAGCAGATGGTCCGCACTGAGCTGGCCACTGTGATCGCTCTGGAGATCGACCGCGCTGCTCTCTATGGCCTTGGTTCTAACAGCCAGCCTGAGGGCCTGAAGTTCGTCACCGGCATCAACACCGAGAACTTCGGTGCTACTAACCCGACCTATGTCGAGCTGGTGAGCATGGAGTCGAAAGTGGCTGCTGACAACGCCGACATCGGCGCTATGTCCTACCTGACCAACTCCACCCTCTACGGCGGATTTAAGACCACCGAGAAGGCGACAAGCACTGCTCAGTTCGTGCTCGAACCCGGCGGCACTGTGAACGGCTACAACGTGGTCCGCTCCAATCAGGTTGCCACTGGTGATGTGTTCTTCGGTGTCTGGAATCAGATGATCATGGGCATGTGGGGCGCCCTGGACATCCAGGTGAACCCCTACGCCTTGGATAAGAGCGGCAGCGTTCGCGTGACTGCTCTGCAGGATGTCGACGTGGCTGTGCGTCACCCCGAGGCTTTCTGCCGCGGCAACGACAACCTCTGATCATGAGGATTGAGATCCTTCGCGAAACCTCCATCGCTGGCCGGCCCGTAAGGGTCGGTGAAGTGGTGGAGGTCAGCGATTCAGACGGCAGGCTGCTGATCGGTATGAAGAAAGCGCAGCCTGCTCCCGAAGTTCTTTCTTGCCAACCTCGCAAACCATCCACTAAACGGAGGAAGACCAATGCTTCACAATCTGGGGACCAAGACAACGGTTCTGAGCCTGCTGCCTAACGATGTCGTGACTGCTACCGGCACTGGGTCGGCTGTGGATCTCGCTGGCTATGAAGGTGACATGGCCGTCATTCTTGACGCTGAGGCCGGCGGCGCCAGCATCACCTACGCCTGCAAGCTGACCGAGGCTGACACCTCTGGTGGCTCTTACACGGACGTCACTGATGGTGCCTTCACCACCACTGAGGCCAACACGGCTCTGGTGGAGAAGATCTCGGTGAACACCAACGATTTGAAGCGCTACATCAAGCTGAGCGTCACCGTTGCTGGTGGCACTGGCGCTGGCGCTGTCTCCGTGACTGCCCTAGCTTCCAAGAAGTACGGCAACTGAACACGGCCGACAGTTGAGCTCCTGCCTGATGGTGGGGGCTTTTTCATGGCTGGTCACTTTATGTAGAGTGGGAACGACCTGACACCTGGCGCCATGAGTTTGCCTCGTATCGGTGGCTTCTCAGCCCCGGGAACTGCTGATTATGCCGACTTGGACTATGACGGCAGTGATCGGCTGATCACGATCACTTACAAGCAGGGTGGCGCCAGTGGTGGTGTTGTTGGCACGCTCAACATGACCTACGTGGGCGAGAGCACGAACGTAGACACTATTTACTGGAGCTGATCATGGCATATAAGTTCAATCCATTGCTCGGTGTTGGCCTGAATGATGTTGGCGAGGGTAGTGCTGCGGTAACCGTCTACTACAACCGCCGCCCGGCGTTACATCGCGGCCCGCTGTTTTACAAGACAGCCGCCACAACGATCAGCGTTACGGCTGGATCAGTGCTGAATGGCGTGGTGTACGACACTGCCACGGCGGTGACAATGCCTGGCAGCTTCAGCAATAACGTTGATTATGCCATCTGGCAGCATCCAACCACCGGCGCCCTGGTGGCTGATGCCAGCTTCACCAGTGCTCCTGCAGGTGCTACCGGAGGCTCCATTGTCGGCGGCTTCCATTACATCCCGAGTGGACGTCCGACAGCAGTGAACAGCGGCAGTCCTACTGCAACGGCTGAGATCCTGGAATACAGCATTTGGGATCTGACCTGGCGCCCGACCTGCTCTGATCCTCGTGGCATGACATGTGTCGATGGTCGGTTCTGGTGTGATCTTTATTTCTGTGGATCCACAAGCTATGCAGGTTCTAGCTTCGCTGCAGTACCAAGCAGCAAAATCGGGCTGACCATTGCTGATGAGAACAATCCGCCGCTGATCCCTGCGATTTATGGCGGCGATGGAACTACTGCTTACAGCCTTGTCGATAGCAAAGAACCCGGTAGTTGGTATGACTTCGCTGAGGTTGCGAGCAGCTTCGGCAAGCGCCTGATCAGCTGGCTTGAGTTCCAACATGCAGCCTTTGGCGGACCAGAGAACAGCAGCCGTGGCACAGACCCTGGAACAGTGATCTGGGAACGTGCCAGCTTGTGGGGCTTGGCGCAGTCCACTGGCACGCTTTGGGCATGGGGATCTGATGTTCAGGGCAATACCGGAGACGGCTGGATAAGCGCTACAGGTGATCGTGGTGATGTCTTTCAATCGGGTTACAGCGCCGTCATCCTGGGTGGCGACTGGAACCAGGGGTCTATTTCCGGCTCCCGTTGTGCTTTCTGGAACGCCGCTCCCCCGGATGCGGGCAACATCGTTTCGGCGCGTTTTGCGGCCGAGCATCTTGTAACTTGCTAGGAGGAAACACCATGAACATCTTCAACACTGCCGACGACCTTCAAAACGCTCAACCAAGTGCTGAGAAAACGGCATTCCTCAATGCCCTGCTGAACGATTACGTCACCTTTGACGATGCGGTCTACCCGCCTGATTACGACCACATGCTGAAGCCAGTAGACGACGGCTACATCGCCCCTGTGCTTCGCAAGGAATGGAATGCTGGAGCTGCTGCAGCCTGGGGCTTTACCAGCCGTGAGCAGATCGAGCAGGCCTTGAATTGATGGCCTTCACCGAGGATCTGGATCTGTTCCTGAGCACCGCTGAGTTCGCTGTGCCGGTGGTTGCTGGTGTTGTGTCGAGCACTGGCATTCTGGACATGCCAACGGAAACCGTGGCTGGTGGCATGGTGCTCAGCACGGACTACAGCCTGATCTGTAAGGCCAGCGAGTTCGGCGATCTGGAATATGGCGCGGGCATCAACGTCGATGGCCGTGCCTACACCGTGAAGTCTGTGATGTTGATGGATGATGGCGCGTTCTGCGAGATCATGCTGCAGCGCACGACGACACCGGAGCAGAACACCTCTGATCGCGCAGTGCTTGACGGTGATGGCGTCGACACCACCAGCACTGTGGTGATGGATGGTGGAGCACCTGGCACGACCTACATTGAAGGCAACGTCCTGGACGACGGAGCGCCGTGACCACTTTCACACGTTTCAAGCTGCGTAACGGTACGGCTGCTGAATGGACTGCGGCTAACCCGACGCTGCTGCAGGGCGAGATCGGGGTGGAGACGGACACGAGGAAGTACAAGATCGGGGATGGCAGCACCGCCTGGGCTGGCCTGAGTTACTACATCGACGGCGTTGCGATCCGTGGGCAGTGCTCGAAGATGACCGATGGCACGATCGACATCACGACGCAGGGCACCTACGTCACCACCGGCCTGACTGCCACGCTAGATAGCAGCACTGCCTATGGCATGGTGCTTGGCACTGATGACGCCTTCGGCCTGAAGAACGACAGCGGCGGCACCAAGCTATTCAGGATCTACGGCAGCATTGACGCTACAGACGGCAACAACAGCACACTGGGCGTGAAGCTGGCCAAGAATGGCGTGGCGATTGACAACAGCGAGTGCCGAGCATTCACCGGCAGCGGTGCTCAGGAGGCCAAGCTGGTGACCTCCTGGATGGTCGAGCTGGATGATGGCGATGAGGTGGCACTGCTGATTGCTAACCACAGCAACACCACGGACATTGTTCTGAAGCGTGGCCGGGTGATCGCCGTCGAGGTGCGTGCCTGATGGCCAGCATCCGTGAGCAGATTCTCGCCGCCTTGACCTCCACCCTGGGCTCCACAACCGGCGTCACGGCGGTCTATCGCAGCAGAGCGGCAGCCATCGCTCGGGCTGAGGCTCCCGTGCTGATCGTGCAGCCCGGGCCAGGCAGGGCGCAGAGGCACAGCACCTGCAAGCTGCACCACACCATGGACGTGGAAGTGATCGTTCACTGCCGGGGGGACATCCCCGACGTGCTGGTGGATCCGATCATCGTGTCAGCTCATGCGCTGATCATGGCCGACTCCACCATCGGCGGCCTGGCCACTGACATCGTGCCGACAAACGACAATCCGCAGCTCGATCCTGCAGACCTCAGCAGCATGTGGTGGGTCCACACGTACGAGGTGCAATACAGGACGCGGGAGGGCGACCTCACCCAGGCTTGATACCGTTGACCATCGCATTCTGCCCATGGCCAAGAAGTCAACCCCAACGATTCCACCACGACCAACAGAGGGCGGATCGTATGAGCTGGTGAACAACGAGTGGGTCTGCATCCGGCGCACAGCGCAGCCTGGTGA